CGATAAAGCATCGTCTTTCCTCTCTTTTTCCATATAGTCCGCCGGGCGCACAAGCATATGATACGATTTCAGGCCCTCTTTGTATTTTTTCGGCAAGGCCTCATAACCCTGTCGAGTGAAGCGCGGTAACGGGTCATAGCCGTTCGGCAACCTTGCGTCGGAAACTAGAAACTTTGCCCCCTTGATCCCGATTGATTTTGTGGCGGCTGCAATATCGGCTTCCAGTCGTTCAAAGACGCCTTTTCCTTGATACTCCGAGCGAATGCCAATCCAAGACCTGTAAATGAAATCCTTGTACTCCGGGCCGAAATCGACCGGGCTTTCCATATGGCCGGTGATGTATCCGATCAGCTTTTTGCCGTCGTAAAATGCAAATGCTGAAAATCCTTCCTTGGCGATCTCGCGCTCAAGAAAAATCCTTTCACGCTCGGCGTCAGTATTGACCTTGTGAGGCCATTCGGAAAAAACGTCCGCCCGCAGTTCCGCAACCTTTTGCAGGATGCTTTTCGTTTTTTCCTTGTCGTGAAGTTCAAGCCTTAATTCCATGAAATCTCGAC